CGCTGCCGGCTCAGCCCAAAGCCTTGACTGGTTCAGCTCCGCTGGCGTAGCAGCAGCCACCGCTGGCGCCGCTGGCGTCGGAGTCGTCGCCTTCACGGGGCAGACTACCGCGAACCTGCCGCTAAACTTCTCCCTGAATCTTTATTCTGCTGGCGTCATCAGTCCGACATCGGGCACAAGCGTGAACACGACCGGCAGTAGCGGCGTAAGCCATCCAGTCAACGGTTCCGCATTTTTCCAAGTTCCGGCCGCTTCAACAGGTTGGAGCGCTATCGCACTCACTTCCGGCTACGTGATGTGCGAGCAGTGGCACAAGTAGCCGACCTCCGCAGCAGCCAATCGGCGAGAAATTTATAAAGGAGCGATACCATGTCTTACAACCAAGCAGCTGGAGCAATGCTCCCGTCCCTCTACGGTCGTCGCATCGGATTGATGCCGATGACCAGCGCGCAGACGGGAACTGGCAGGACCGGACTCGGAGCAGTCGATTTTCTGGTCGGCCCGGAAGATTTGCGTCGCGGCGTGACCACGAACGAAACCACGGGCGTCAACGTCCCAGCGTGGGGCGTTTCGTTCCTGAACGGAACCTCTGTCGGCTCATCGAGCGTCTACGTTCTCGACCCGCCGATTCCTGGCGTCAGGAAGACCATCGTGTTTTCGTCCGCGAACACGCCGCAGTACCTGAGAACGGCAAACGCGGAAACCTTCCGCACCAGCGCTGACAGCACGATCGCGACGGTTATTGAATCGACGCTCACCGGAGCGGTAGTCGAGATGATCGGCATCACGACCGCGATATGGGGACTGCTCACGAACGGGACCACGGTCATCAGCCGCGCGGCCACCACATGAGGATTGCTATCCTCGGATCAGCTGGGAGTTTGCCGAAAGCGCCCTTCAAGAACTCAGAACTTGAGAAATGGTCGCAGGGCAAAGCCACACCTCCGGGAATCCAGCACGCTCAAGTTGATGGAGACTGGGACATCTGGGGATGCTCTCCGGGCTGCTGGTCAGTCTCGCCTCGTTTCACGCGCTTCTTCGAGCTTCACCGCTGGGAACCTGGAGCGCCGTGGCTAAGCCCTGAATACTGTCAGTTTCTGCGGGACTTCAGGGGTCCAGTGTACGTTGGCGGGCCGGTGCCAGAAATCAAAAATGCGGCGCTTTACCCGATCGACCGCATCGAAGAAAAGTTCTCAAGCTATTTCCTCACCTCCAGTCTAGCCCTCATGATTGCGCTCGCGATCGACGAGATCGAGGAATCGCGGAAGCAACCTGGATACGATGCGTCCGACGACGTGATCGGCCTCTGGGGCGTCGACATGGCCGCTAACGAAGAATGGGCATATCAAAAACCCGGCTGCCAGTTCTTTGTACTCGAAGCGCTGCGACGCGGCATCGGCGTGTACTTACCTCCTGAATCCGATGTGATGCGACCGATGCCGGTCTATGGCATCAGCGAGTGGGATCACAACTACATCAAGCTCACCTCAAGGGCGAAGGAAATGAACACGTCGCTTCAGGAAAAGGCGAAGATGAAGTTGGAAAACGAGATGAACGCCGCTGCTGTGCAGGGCGAACTCCACGCGCTCGACTATTTCGTGAAGACGTGGGTCAGTCCTTACGGTTTGCCTGCGGGTATCATATTGCGTCACGACGCCGGCACTGGGCTCGGTAGCGGAGTGACATCATTGGACACCCGTCCGACGGAAAGCAAAGTCTTGGTATCCGATATCCCGAAAAAAGTGAAACGCAAGGGCAACGGCGCGGCGGTCGCGGAACCGTCGCCACCGGCGTAATGAGTCAACTTGACGACTATCTTGAACTTCTCAATGCGATGCCGGAGGCTGATCGTCAAGCAGCCATCGCGGATGCTTTAGAATCGACCAAGAACGAAGCCTGGGTACCGAATCCAGGCCCGCAGACCGAAGCTTACTTCTCGAAGGCCGACGTTCTCCTGTACGGTGGCGAGCCAGGAGGCGGCAAGACCCAGCTTTTGCTGGGGCTCGCTTTCAGTTGCCATCAGCGCTCTCTCGTCATGCGCCGCCAGTACGGCGACCTCGACCGCATCATCGAGGACGTGCTGCGCCTGAACGGAGGGCGCGACGGTTTTAACGGTTCTCCGCCCCCGAAGCTTCGGCGTCCAGATGGGCGCATCATCAACTTCGGCGCGGCTCAGCGTGTTGGAGATGAGCAGCACCGCATGGGGCAGGGTGTTGACGCGCTCCTGATAGACGAGGCCACGCACTTTGCCGAGAATCAAATCCGCTTCCTGATGGGATGGGTGCGGACTGAAGACCCCGAGCAACGGACGCGGACGGTGCTTGCGACTAACCCGCCCCTGACAGCAGAGGGCTTGTGGGTGAATCAGATGTTCGCTCCGTGGCTGGATGAGACCTATCACAACCCAGCCAAGCCGGGCGAATTGCGCTGGGTCGTGACCGACGAAGAAGGCAAGGACCGCTGGGTCGATGGACCTGGACCGGTGATGGTCGGCGCTAAAAATGTCAAGCCGAAATCGCGCACCTATATTCCCGCGTCCGTCAAGGACAACCCGTACTACGCCAATACAGACTACGAGCGCGAACTGGATGCGATGCCTGAACCGTATCGCTCCATCCTGCTAGGCAAGTTCAAGACCACTTTCCACGACGCACCGAATCAGGTCATCCCGACCGCGTGGATCAGGTTCGCTCAGGAGCGCTGGACATCGAAGCAGCCGCACGGAATTCCGATGTGCGCGATTGGCGTGGACTGCTCCGGCGGAGGGAAGGACCCGATGATCCTTGCCCCGCGTTATGACGGTTGGTATGCGCCGCTGATTTCGGTCCCCGGCAAGGACATCCCTGTCGACCGGATCGGCAGCTATTCGACTGGCGTAATCGTCTCGCATCGCCGCGACCGGGCTCTAGTCGTCGTCGACATGGGCGGCGGCTACGGGCAGTCGACTTACGAGCATTGCAAGGTCAATGACATTGAATGCTTCTCGTACAAGGGTTCAGAGCACACCGACCGTCGCAGTCGTGACCGACGCATGCGTTTTACTAACACTCGCGGCGCAGCATTGTGGGCGCTGCGTGAGGCTCTTGACCCAGATCAGCCCGGCGGGTCGCCGATTGCTTTGCCGAGCGATGCACAACTGATGGCAGACCTTGCAGCTCCGACATTTGAGCCTACGACCAACGGCATCAAGGCGGAGAGCAAAGAGGATGTCTGCGCGCGCCTCGGGAGGTCAACGGACAAGGGCGACGCCGTAATGATGGCGTGGTGGGCGGGGCCGAAGGAAATCACGAACGCCTTGGAGTGGGCGGAGCAGAAGGAACTGGCGAAAATACGTCGTCCTCTCGGCCGTCTGCCCAAGGCGATCATGGGACCGCGTTCTCCGCTTACCGGGCCAAGAGCATGAACACTCTTGAAGAATTCAGAGAATGGTGGATGGACACGAGACCGTTCGTCGTGCCGTTTGCATCTCCGGTGATGACAGACGGAAACATATGGGGCGCCGTACTTTATCGTCGCCCTCCGTGGCAGGTACAGTTATTCGTGCTGAAACCGGACAGCGTGGTTCCACCGCACAGGCATCCGAACGTAGATTCATTCGAGGTGTACCTGTCAGGAGACATTGAGTTTTCCTTGAACGGCGATATTGTCACTCCTATGGAATTCAGTGCGGAACCTGGATTCACTGGGGCGCACTGTTCCTTCGGAGAAGTAATCAGGGTTTTGCCGCATTCTCCACATGGAGCAAAGATAGGCAAAAAGGGCGGCTGCTTCCTCTCTATACAGAGATGGCTAAATGGTGTCGAGCCCACAAACGTCGGTGACGACTGGGAGCATTTGGACGGTGAGACCCGCAGGAATTTTCAAGTGGAGGTCACATGAGTGGCGCCGCACAATCATTTAGCCAATTTAGTCGTGGTCTGACTAATTTTAATAACAAATGGCCGAGCCTCTCAATTCCCGGAGGCCAAAAACTCGGGAGCCTTGGTCCATTCGGATTCAGCGGCCCGAGAACGCGGGCGAGACAGGAACTGGATAAAACATTCGGCGTACCTCCGTCGGAAGGCGATCCAGGCTACACTCCTCCTCCTGGTCCGCCAGCGATCACGCCAGTTACTCCCATGCCCATCCCTGGACAGGATGACTTGGCGAACATAACCGCTCGCAGGAAATCTATTGAAGAACAGCTTTTCAGGCGCGGACGTATGTCGACTGTTCTGAGCAATCCGCAGAACGAGCCGCTCGGAGGGTAAGTGGAAGTAAAGAAGCTCTACGAGGTTGCGGCTAACACGTTCGGAAAACGTGAATCTCTCCTGTCGTTGTGGCAGGAAATGGCGATGAACTTTTACCCGGAGCGCGCTGATTTCACCTATCAGCGCACGCTCGGCACAGACTTCGCTGCCAATTTGATGACGAGCTATCCCGTGATCGTCAGGCGTGACTTGGGCAATCAGATCGGCAGCATGCTACGCCCGACCGAGAAGCAGTGGAACTACATGGTCTGCAATGACGAGCGCGTCATGCAGGACAACGATTCGCGTGCTTGGCTTGAATGGGCAACTATCGTTCAGCGTCGCGCCATGTACGACCGCATTACCCAGTTCACCAAGGCGACGAAACAGGGTGATCACGACTACGCCACGTTCGGCCAGTGCTGCATCTCGATCGAACTCAACCGGCACGCTACTGCGCTCCTGTATCGCTGCTGGCATCTCAGAGACATGGCGTGGCTGGAGAACTCCGAGGGCAAGATTTGCCCGATCTTCAGGAAGTGGAAACCTACCGCTAGGGAACTGGTAGAGCTTTTCCCGAAGACGGTTCATCAGTCGGTCAAGCAACTCGCTGACAAGACGCCGTTCACAGAAGTCGAGTGCATGCACATGGTGTTCGAGGCCGATATGGTCGACGGTAAGTGGAATGGTAAGCCGTATGTCTCCATTTACTACGACGTGCAAAACCAGACTGAGCTTGAGATGGTCGGCATCGTGGATACGATCTACGTGATTCCGCGCTGGCAGACGGTCTCAGGTTCTCAGTATGCCTTCAGCCCGGCCACGGTAGCTGCTCTACCTGATGCGCGTCTCGTGCAGGCGATGACATATACCCTGCTAGAAGCTGGAGAGAAGGCAACTAATCCTCCACTGATCGCAGATCAAAACATCTTCCGTACGGACGTTGCTCTCTACGCAGGCGGCCTGACGTGGGCTGACCTTGAAGGAGACGGCAAGCTCTCCGATTATCTTCATGTTCTGACAAACGACAAGTCAGGTATGCCGCTCGGCATCGAGATGCAGAAGGACTGCCGTTCCATGCTGGCTGACGCCTTCTACATGAATGTGCTGAAGCCGTTCAATCCGTCGACCGATCCGACGATGACGGCATTCCAAGCGGGGCAGATCGTGCAGGACTATATCCGCAAGGCGCTGCCACTCTTTGAGCCGATGGAGATGGACTACAACGGCGCCGTTTGCGAAGCGACCTTCGGCCTTCTGTTCCGCTCGGGCACGTTCGGTCCGATACAGAATATGCCACCGATGCTGAGCGGGAAAGAAATTCAGTTCCGCTTCAAATCGCCCCTGCACGATGCCATCGACCAGATGAAGGGGCAAGTATTCCTGCAGGCGAAGCAGCTTATCGCGGAGGCCGTAGCGATGGACCCGACAGCGGCGATGATCATGGACGCCAAGGTCGCCCTGCGTGATGCTCTCTCCGGTATCCCGACGCCAGCCAAGTGGATGCACAGCGAAGCCGAGGTTCAAGCCGTCGAGCAACAGCAACAGGACGCTCAGCAGACCCAGGCATTCCTTGCTGCAGCGCAAGGCGGGGCGAACGTGGCGAAGACGATAAGCGAGTCGCAGGCGAACCTTGCCAAGGCCCAGCCCGCGCCTAATGCTGGCGTACCGGCAGCCGTATGAGCGAGCAGCCGAAACAGTTAAAATCATCCTCCAAGGTTAAAGCGCCGTCAGCTTGGGATCCAGCCCCTTGGGAGGACCATCACGTCTTCGCGCTCCAAGGATTGCAGGCTGGGACCGCCAGCCCAGACCAGCAAAAGGCAGCGCTGAAATGGATCATCGAAGGGGCCTGCGGGCATAACGACTGGGCCTACCGGCCAGCGTCAGAACGCGACACAGCGATGTTTCTAGGGCGTCAATTTGTTGCAAAGCAACTAATTAAACTATTGAATCTGAACCCATCTATGCTAAAAAGGAACTGATAATGGCTGACACCTCCGTAAAGGACGCAGCGACCACCACTACAGCAACAGACAAGACCGCAGCGACTACTACAACCACAACCGCACAGACCGCCCAGACTGGAACTGACCAAATTCAGACATCGGCGCTGGATCAAACTAAAGCTGTCGATAAGACGACAA